GAAGAAGCATATCGAAAGGATGCTAAACTGCGGGAGAAATAATGTCCAGCCCAATTGAAGATTTTATTGTCAGCTTGGGGTTTGATACAACAAAGATTAAATCTCAAATTCAAGATTTACACAAGTCGTTAGAAAAGCTGGCTGTTGGAGTAGACGCTAAACGTGTTAAGAATGGATTAAAGGCTGAGAAGCAAATATCCAATAACGCTGTAAAGGTTGCTGAAACAACAGCTAAGAAGAAAGAAGATATTGAGAAGAAATCTGTAAAGCAGTCTATTGCATTACAGGATGGTCACGTTAAAGCTCAGATTAAACTGCAAGAGAAGCTTGCTAAACAAAAAGCTAAAGACTTCAACCTTGTTGAGAAAGCTTTACAGAAGACACAAAAGAAAGCTCTTGAACGACAAGAAGCTTTATATCGTTTAAACAATAAAGCTAAACCTTCACAAAATCCTTCACAGTCTTTTATTGAATCTGCTAAGAGACAACAAGCTGTTCGTGCATTAATCAATCCTGAACAAAACCCTCAGCTCAAAGCTATGGGTAATTACTACCGTAAGATGCAGTCTGACCAATCTGCTTTAGGTATTGCCAATGAGCGGTTACGTAAACGTAGGTCGTTAGGTACTCTTACCAATCTACAAGCTTTCCGTGATTTAAAGTCTAGCGGCCCAGAAGGTAGACAACAAGCATTACAAGCTTTATTGTCAGCAAGACAAGCGGCTCGTGGTGGTTCATTAGAAAAGATTAAAGCTATTCGTGCCAGTGTAATTAAACTGAACAGGGATTTGAAAGAATCTAATGTCCGTGTAGCTACGCTGATGACTGGCCCAACAGGTTCTGCCACAAACAATACATTCAATGCAATCAAGAAGGGTGGTGGTTTTCAGAATTACACCTCTCAGCAACAAGCTTCATTACTTCAAGGTGCGCAGAAACAATCTACACAAAAAGGTGCTGACGCATTCGTTCGTGCAGCAAGAGATGTAGAACGTTATCGTCCCCTTGGTGGTGCTAAGATTGATGCAGCTATTGCATCAGGCAATATAGACCAGCTTAGAACAGTGACGAAAGAGCTGTCTAGGATGAACCATGAGCTTGAGAAACAACGTAGACATAGTATTGGTGCTGCCGCTGCAATGAGTAGCTTACAGGACTCTACACGCAATATGGTGAGAGAGTACGCGAGTCTATATGCTTTGTTTGCTGGTACTAATGCTATCAACCAGACAGGTCAATCGTTTGAAGCACTAAACTCTGCAATGCTTGCTGCAACAGGAAACACTTCTGATGCCAAACAGCAAATGCAGTTTATGATTGACTTATCAAGACGTTTAGGTTTAAGTGTCAAAGATATTGCTGACCAGTACATCAAGTTTAAGTTTGCAGCTAAAGATAAATTGGCTACTAATCAAGTAGAAGAACTGTTTACCAATATGTCTGAGCTTGGTACAGTGTTGGGTCTTTCGCAAGAGAAGATGAAATTAGCTTTCAACGCCATCCAACAGATGATGAGTAAAGTCAAAATTTCTAGCGAAGAATTGCGCCTCCAGTTCTCAGAGGCCATGCCGGGTGGTGTACAAATATTTGCTAAAGCATTAGGTATGTCAGAACTTGAAATGTTCAAACTGATTGAGTCTGGTCAGTTAATGGCAACGGATGTACTACCTAAAGTAGCAAAACAAATGAAAGCTATGGCTAATACCGGTGGTGCATTAGATGCTAAGTTGCAGACTGTTCGAGTAACACAGGGTCAGTTCACCAATGAACTTCAACTAGCACAGAATAAGATATTCAACAGCGGATACAATAAAGGTCTTGCTCAGTTATTCAAAAACTTGACAGATACTTTAGGTAATAACGGATTAGCTTTAGAGCGCATTGGTCGTATTTACGATAAAGTGTTCCGAGCAATAGGTTATGTCATCAGTAACATAGTGACACCTGCTATTACATTCTTTATCCGTTCTTTAGAAACGCTGTGGGAAGTGATGAAATGGGGTGCTGATAACCCTATGGCGGCTATGTCAATCGCTGCTGTTGGAATGGCAGCAAGCTTTAGAACACTGATACCGTTAGCAGTCGGTTTTGGTAGAGCATTGATGGTGGCTCTTAAAACACCGTTTGCTATGATCACCGGTATGTTAGCGGCTATTGACGAAGTAAGGGCTATCTTTGATTCCAATTTAATTGGCGTAGGGGAAAGTGACAAAGCTTCACAACAAAGTAGAGATATTGCAGCAGCACAGGCTCGTGTTCGAGCTGGCTTCGGAAATGAAGCGGATAAGAAGTTCTTGTCTAAGTTCAGCAGTGAGCAGATAATGGCAGCACAGAGAGAGTCAGGTGGTATTGGTTCTTATTTGTTTGGTGCAGCCATGAGTGGAGAAGAACGTGTTGCTGCTGCCAAGAAAGCAATGCCAGCCACATCTAACTTCTTAGATAGTTACCAAAAGATGTTACAAGCTCCTGTGAATTTAGCTAAGTCAGCATACGACATGATGTTTAATCAGACAATCATTATTCAAGGTGATGTCAATGATGAGCAGATTCGCCGTATTGGCGAGGAAAGTAAGAAAGTTATGGACAACTATGGTGCATTACAATCAGTTGGAGTTAGATAATGGCAGTATTCTACATCAAAACAAAAGCTGGGGATGTCTTTGAATTAACAGCCACAACTGATGTAGGATTTCAACATAGAAATACAAATACGAAGTTCCCCGTTGAATCGGGGGCTTCTATTACAGATCATTCTGTTGTTGAAAATTCTACTTTCACATTATCTGGTGTTATCACCGAGGTTGTCAACCTCACTAAAAACTCCCCACAAAAAGGCATCAAAGACTATATTCAAGGTTTAGATACTTTACGCAAGTCTCGTGAACTATTCACTGTCTTTTTAGATAACCGTTTGTCCCCATATAAAAACTGTTTGTTTACAGACTTCAGTGGACAGAAGGGTGTTATTGAAGGTCTTGGTAGTTGGCGTATTAATATGTCAATTGAACAAGTCAGGATTGTAGATAAGGCCAAAGCCTCTTTAGTTCAGGTAGCTGGAGAAACAACTGACGGTACGGACAACGCATCTGATTCAACTAAAGATGGTTTGTCAGGTAAGAAAGATAACGGTAGTAAATCTAACATAGAATACACCGGTATCAGAAGTGGGATTAATTTGTTTGGTGGTGCTTATGTACCTGAACCTAGTTTTGATGGAATTACCGGAGCAACATAATGGCTTTATCTATATTTGTTCCAACAGATGCTTATTCTGAAACACGTATTAGCTTAAACAATCAAATATTCTATTCCGTAATGAAATGGAACACAAGAGAATCCTCTTGGTATTTTAGTTTACTTGATGTGAATAAAAACACATTGATGGATGGCGTAAATCTTTGTTTCGGCGTATGTGCTACAAGTAAATTATCTAACAACCCGCTGGGTGGTAATATTTATATTGTGAATAACACAGACAGTGTTGAAGACCTTGGACGTAACAATTTTGGACAAGGTTTGAAATACGAGTTTGTTTATCTCACTAACACAGAAGAAGTAGGAGTGTTTTAATGTCACTGGTGTTTGACCGCAGTTACCGATTGAGTGTAATTGAACAGAAAGTTACGTATACTGGTGGGTCTGCACCAGCGAATATTAAACAAGGCTATTATAGCGCTTGGAGCGTCCCTCCAGTCGATTCTTCCTTACAGGGTATACAAACATCTGTCCCGTCAATTAAAACCTCTCAAAATCAATCTGAGAGCGTTTTAGACACATCCACCAACCAAACCAAAACCACATCTGGTGGTGATAGCGTAATGATCACTACGTTACACATGACTGCTGAGATTAACAGCGCAGCTAAAGAAGGTGACGTAGCTACATCTATTATCAGAGTGTTCAATGCTTCAAAAGAAACAAGAGCTAAGCTTGAGAAAAAGAATGCTTATGTTATCCTTGAAGCTGGGTATGGTAGTGATGTAGGGATTGTATTCACTGGAACATCTCAGAAAGCTTTTAGCAAAAAGCAAGGTACAGATATTGTTACAGAGATACAATGTGTAGATAGTAACGTTCAATTAAAGACTTCGAGAGTATCTTTTGCTTGGCCTCCAAATACAAAGTATTCTCAAATCCTTACGGATATTGCTGGCGCGATGAAAGAGCAAGGGATTGCCACTGGCTTTTTGGAAACAAAAGCCAAGAACCTACCGTCTTTACCATCTCCTGACGAAACTGTAGCTAAGGGTGGTTATAGTTTTCAAGGACTATCTTCTCAGTTGTTAGACAAAGTGTGTGAACAATTCCACTACAATTGGTATATAACATTAAACGAATTGTATATTCATCCTCGCACATTTAATAAGTTTACTGTGCAGTATGACATCAACGCTGATTTAATAAAGTCAATGGAACCTGAGCAAGAATCAAAGCAAGAGGTTCCTTCAGTTGAAACTCCTGCACGATTCAAGCTGGTAACATTCTTAGACCATCGTATTAAGATAGGCCAGCTTATTAGAATCACACAAGGTCAATACAACGGTTTGTATAAGGTAATATCTGTCGATACACGATTGTCTTATTTAGATGGTGGTGGTTGGGATAGTGAAATAGTATTGGAGATCGCATGAGCTTAAAAGCTTTTATGAAAAGTCATTTGGAGTCATTGCAGTCACAAATCTTCACTGGCTTACCAGCAGTAGTTACTGATAATTCTGAATACGAAAGTAAGAATATTATTTCTGTTCGACCTACGATTGATATGCAACATTCTGATGGACAAGTGAGTGAGTGTCCTGAGATATTCAATGTTCCTGTAATCAACCCTTCTGCTGGTGGAGGGTTGTTATCCTTCCCAATACAAGTCGGTGATACCGTTTGGCTTGAGTTCTCAATGCGTAACATTGAAGAATGGTTGGAAGGTGACGGCAGTTCTGTTACAGAACCAACGCAACGTATGCACGACATGAGCGACGCTGTTGCTGTTGTTGGATTGTACACAAAAAATAGTCATTTACAACCAGACCCAAAAGATGTTGTTCTGAAGTTCAAAGACAATAAATTGGTACTGAAAGAAGACGGTAATGTAGAGATACATAGTAAGTCTAAGTATTCTGTGTACAACGACCAAGAAGAATTGATTGCTTTACTCAGTGACATTGTTGACACAGTAGCAAACACGACTGTAAATACCATATTCGGGCCAACACCTTTAAATAGTAAAGCTCAGATAATGCAACTGAAGACCAAGCTAGACACATTTAAGAAATAGCTGTTGACAAAATAAGCCAATGGCTTTAATATATTAGGAGACTTAGAATGGCAATGAGTGCTTCATCTCTTGCTGCTGCAATCAAATCCGCAGTAAATGCTATTGATGTTGATAATGGTGAAATCACAAACGATTCTGTTATTGACGCATTAGCCACAGCTATTGTTAATCACATCAAAGATAATGCCAAAGCAAACGTTGCTTCTGGTAGCTCAGCAGGGCAATGGCCCATCATCTAAGGGTCTATAATGGCAGACATTAAATTAACATCAGCACACGACATAGACTGGAATGATTTTGTATTGACAACAGACAATACCATGAGCATTGCTCAAAAATGTAAGATCCGTCTGTTACGTTATCGTGGTGAATACTTCAAAGACGCGACACTCGGTATTGATTACTTTGGTACTGTTCTGGGTAAGACACAGAAAGAAGTGGTTGATACAATATTCATTGATGAAATCACAGACACTGTTGGTGTCCTAACACTTGATGCTTATGAATCCATTTTGGATAGCACCGGTGTTTATACAGCTTCTTTTGTAGCAACCACAGATGATGGTGTTACATTCCAATTCAATATCCAGCCAATAGAATTACTGTGAGGGTAAGAGATTGTCAATTACAACAACTGGGTATGACCTGAAGCGTTATCAAGACATCATAGCCGATGTTCAAAGTGATTTCATTACAGCAACAGGTAATCCTAATTTTGATATGAGTGATGACTCACTCATTGGTATTTTAAATAGAATCTGGTGCTTGAAAGTATCGGAACTTTATGAACTGGCAGCAGCACAATGGAGTGCTGGTGATCCAGATACGGCAACTGGCGTAGCGCTAGAACGTATTGTACGCAGAGCAAGACTCACTCGACTACAAGCTGTGAAGGCTTACGGAACATTAGAATTCACCGGTGCATTAGGTGCTAATATCAATTCCGGCACACAAGTAAAAGATTTAGCAGGCAATGTTGTTCAAACTTTATCTGCATTAACCTTGACAAGCTCTGCTGTAAAAAATGTTAATATCAACATCACTGCTGCTAATAACTTCACATACTCCTTATCTATCAATGGTGTGGTGTATTCAGTCATATCTGATGGTACAGCTACTGCTGCTGAAATTATTACATTGTTTCAAACAGCGTTATCTTCGCTGACCAACATTGTTGTTAGTAATAATTCTAACCGACTACAGTTAACAAGTCAATCAGATTTTTCTATTGCTGTTTCTACCAATCTCTCAATCTTCAATGTTACAGGCTCTGTTGCTGCTGAAGCTTTAGTTGCTAATACAGAAGATTATGAAGCGAACACACTGAATTATT